ATTAGATGTTCCAGAACATTCGGAATATCAAAAGCTAAAAAACCAACAGGAGGTTTGAATGGCTAGGGTAGACCCAAACGTTTTACTAGAGTTTGCAGACACGGACAGACAGCAAGAAGTTCTTAGCGCAGTTATTAAATATGGTTCTAACACCAAAGCCTCTGAATTTTTAAAATGTAATAGACGAAGCGTTGATAAACTAATAGAACGTCTGTCAAGAAGAGCCGCATCCCAAGGCGTAGCACCTCATCGAGATCTAATACATCAAACAGCAGAAGGATTTAACGCTAAAAGAATATCAACTGCATACAAGGAAGATGGCTCTGTCGCCTTACAGTGGGTCATACAGGAACCTGAAAGGCAAACCATACAAGAACGCCTTGCATACATGATAGAGGGCGTTAAAGACGATTTAAGCGGATTCAAGGACCCTGTCAAAGAACCAACGAAAGTAAACTCCGATTACTTAGCGATGTATATCATAGGTGATCATCATTTTGGAATGTTGGCTGATAGTGAGACGAAGCTAGATGATGATAATTGGGACGTCAAAATTGGAACTAAAATCCTAATCGATTCCACGGATAGATTGTGTCGAAGAGTTGGTGACGCTGAGACGGGTGTTCTTTTAAATGTAGGTGATTTCTTTCATGCTGACTCTAGTAAGAACGAAACAACCGCAGGAACTAAAGTTGACGTTGATACCAGGATAGGGAAGACTTTTAAACTTGCTGGAAGACTGTTTCAAATCATGATTGAAAGGATGCTGCAAACACACAAACATGTCATAGTTATCAACGTGAGAGGTAATCACGATTCAGACATGGCATGTCATTTGTCTAGCTGCTTAGAATTATTATACGAAAAAGATAAAAGAGTTACAGTTTTGCAGAACTACTCTAAGTTTGTATATCACCAATGGGAAAATAATTTATTTGTTTTTCATCATGGTGACAGAATAAAACATGAGCAAATATTACAGGCAGTCATCAAAAACCTAGATGATCAGTGGAGTCAATCAAAGAACAGGTATTGTCATCTTGGACATATACATCACCACACTGCTCGTGAAGTTGGCTCAATGCATTTCGAGCATTGGGGATCTCTCACCTCAACAGATCAATGGCATTCAGATTCTGGCTATGGGGCAGAGCGTTCTATCTCTGCTGTCGTTTATCACAAAGATCACGGTGAAGATTCTAGGGTTAAGATAAAGGTCGGGAATGAGTAATGTTACTAAGCTACACTCAGGCTGTCATACTCTTAAAAAGGTATTCTGTGATTGTGGGCATACTCTAGAGTACTGGCTGGGGGATGACAATTGCGCTTACGGTATTTGTCCTCGTTGCGATCTTGATATTCCTGAAGAAATTACTATTAAGGAAAAAGACGAATGGGTAAAGCATTAGACAGCCAAGTAGGTGGCGATCATTACAAACTTCCAATCCAGCCAGTTGAGTTTATCTACAAGAATCAACTCGATTATTTGAGGGGAAATGTCATTAAGTACGTGACGAGAAAAAAGAATGGCGCAGAGGACATACGCAAAGCCATACACTATTGCGAGCTACTTTTGGAGTTAGAGTATGCCAATAAAGATTGATGCAGCCGATACGTGGACGAGCAAAGTCGTTAGATTAAAAGCTAACTACACCTGTGAGCATTGCGGAGTACAAGATGCAAGAATGGAGTGCTGTCACATACATGGTAGACGAGCAAAAAGCGTCAGATATAGTTTAGACAATCTTGTTTGTATGTGTCACGGATGCCATCGCTACTACACAGAGAACCCCACAGAGTTTACTGCATGGTTATTAGAATACTTAGGGATAGGCCACATGGATATGCTGTTAGAAAAGAAAAACCAGCTAATGAAAACTAACAAACAGCTTAGATCAGAGATTGCCAAACATTACAGGCTGGAGCATCGAAAGATGGAAGTAGACGAACACTACAACCCTGTATCATTTAATTAACAAAACAGTTTACATTTTAGTAAAAGTGTATAAGAATGATAACTCAATTAATTAAGAAGGAGTTACCATGTATAATTTAAAAGATAATCCCATGAATGATTATGACTATTTCATGGATTTCCAAGAAAGATTGTTGAGTCATAAAAAGGAACCGTGTGAGCCAGAAGATGCAATTGGAAAACAATTGTCAAAAGGTCATTACATGCCAGAATACACGCCGACGCAATGGGAAGTGGAGCGTGAAGAAGAAAGGGATGCAAAAATAAAGAAAATTGTTGAGTATTATGAGTCTAGGTATCGGAAAACATGGGGGAGAAATTATGTTTGATATTTTAATTGGCTTTAGTGTCTTAGGTGTTTTATTTATTGTGATCTCAGGAGCGTTTTTAATGATAGAAGACGCGCAAAAACGCTACGAAGAAAGAAACAAAGACTGAGGCTCTTACCTAGCCTATTGACCTAGACTAGCCCACTAGGAGTCTGAAACGGGCTATTCACTCCTGTCATGTCAATGATGACAAATTATCATTTCACGATATAACATTACACTTGTAGAATGCCGCTTTATTAACTAACTTAGAGAAAGAAAGTGATTTTATATGTAATGATGTTTGTGATTGTCACACTAACTGCAATCGCAACAGATGATTTTAGTTCATCCCGTCCAGTTTCCAGAAATAATGACACAAATAAACATAATTGATTGTTTTGTATTAAAAAGGTAAAATTGCCGCACGGTATCAGCGCAGTTATTCTGCAAGGAGCGGCCATGAGGCAGTTGCAATTAAGTACCCGTATCTATGAGTGTGAGCAAAATGGTTGGAGTGATCTTATTTCCAACATCGACGGAATCACTCAGTCTTTAATTGACAATCCATCAGCAGGAAAGCAAATTGTTAACGCAATGAAGTACTGGCAAGATTCAGTTGATTGCAGAACGAGCAGCTTACCACCTGATGAACTTGAAGTGATGCTGCAAAATCCAGTCATGAATATAACAGAGAGTTTCGGCACAGAAGTTTGATATAATCGGCATCAGAGGATCTAACTATGATTAGAATCGATGTCGATGAAAATGTGCATGAAGCTGATCTCGACCTGGTAGAGCGTTTTGCTGAGGCGTTGATTGATCGCGATAAAGAACAAATGCAGGAAGTTTTGTATCTTCTCGAAGACAAGATGAACGGAAACTGTATGTGTTTAGAAGTCGATTGCATTTGCAACACATGGTGAAAGCTATTCCACGGCTATTCCACGGCTATTCCACGGCTATTCCACAGCTATTTTATGGCTATTCCACAGATACTAAAGGCTATCCCACGGTAAGAATATGGTTATGACAGTAACTTTCGACTTGGAAAAGTTGACAGACAGAATGGATCTGATTAAAAAATCACAGATTCCATTTGCAATGGCAAACACAATGAATCAGTTGTCTAAACAAATTGCCATTAAAGAGTTAAGAGCCTATATGGATAAAACTTTTGACGGTGGCGCGACAGGGTTTACGCAGAGAGCATCGTTGTATAAGGCAGCTAATAAAAATGACCTCAAAGCGCTCATATACCTAAAAGGTGATAGACCTTATTTAAAGACGTTAAAAGATGGAGGAACAGTTAAGCCACTAAAAACAAATAGAGCTTTGCTTCAGCCCATAACAAAGCATACAAAGACTCATATAAATAAGTTTGGTAATCTGCCAAGAAACAAAGTCAGAAGCCTTACCTCAAAGAAAAAAAAATACTTTTTAGGCAGACCTGGTAACAAAAGCTCGAACACCGTTGGACTTTATGAGTATCCGAAAAATAAAGGTGATAAATTTAAACTTCTTATCAAGTATGACCAACCTAGCAGACGACAAAGAAAAATATTTAGGCCGACGGAGTTGGCTTATTCTTACGTGCAAAAAAACTTTGTGAAAGAGTTTAATCGTCAATTTAGAAAAGCAATAAGAACGGCTAAATAAAAACTATCCCACGGCTATCCCACGGCTATCCCACGGCTATCCCACGGATAGTTTTGTCGGTAATAATCAAAAAAAATAATTGTCTATATTCCAAAAAATAATATAAAAATTATTTTTTATTACTAAAAGTAATATATAAAATACAAAGGTGTTTTGTGATGTTTTGTTTACATTTATGTTTATTTGTGGAATAATTAAAGCTCAATTAATTAGGGAGCTAACAACATGAATAAAATAAAAGATGATTTGATCAGAAAGCGCGGTGTCGATGCAGCTTTGAAGTATTTGGCAATCAAGCGTTACGAAAAGGAAGAGCGGGAGGATCAAAAAATGAACGACTTCACAATGTTCATTCTAGGCATTGCCGCTGCTCTTATTGTGGGTATTGGTTCACAACTTTATATTTTAGGGGCGTTATGATGCGAAAATTAACGGCTGCTAAATCAACTATAGACCGCGTAAAAAAACAACGCGGTTTTGTTTTATATAAAGGGCCATCGATGTTAGATCAATCGCCCATTATAGTTATTGCGACGATGTCCACCTCTAATATAAAAACTGGCGACATGGTTCAAACCTGGATACTAAAAGAAGATATAAATCCCGTTGAAGCGTCAAAAATTGGCGCTGATTCCTCGATCTGTGGTAATTGTGTGCATAGGCACAACACTGGCGGCGCTTGCTATGTAAATATAGGCCAGGCCCCTAATCAAGTTTGGAAATCATATAAGCGGGGATTGTATCCCGTTTTTAATAAAGATAAGCATTATTCTTACTTTATTGGCAGAAAGATAAGATTGGGCGCGTATGGCGACCCCGCCGCCGTTCCATTTGAAATAATGGAATCAATCGCAAATCTTTGTCTTGGTCATACAGGGTATACGCATCAAATAAAACACAAAGGATTCGACAATCGTTATCTTAATTTATGCATGGTATCGGCAGACACTCCGCGCCAGGCGATAAAATACCAGGCAATGGGCGCAAAAACTTTTCGAGTAGCGTTACCAGACGACAGACTGTTTGATAACGAGATTGAATGTTTAGCGGATAGTAAAGGCCTTCAATGTATTGATTGCGGATTATGCGACGGAAAAAAACAAAATATAGCGATCGCCGTTCATGGTTCACGGTCTAATCGTTTTAAATCGAACTTAATAGCTGTAGGAGGCTGACATCGTGAAAATGATTAAATGTAACAAACCCGCAACATGTGGAGAATGTAAGAAAGATATTAAAAAAGGCGATTTGTACCGCAAAAAGTCCAAGCGGATTGGATCATATAAGTCAGATGCTCTAGAGATGCGCGACGGTATCCCGCATATCATATGCAACGGAATAACGATAGCCGTCAAATTGTGCAGAGAATGTTCTATTAAATAGAGGATTATAAAAATGAGTAAATCAAAACAAATCTGCAATTATTCAATAAGCTTAGAAGAGATTGCAGACATGCAAAATAAAATAATTACAACAAACGATCCAAGCTGGAAGCTTGCATCTTATGGATCATTCACCGCAATCGGGGCAATTTTTGCCCTGGCGGCATTAATCGGAGAAATTTAAATGGTTACTAAATGGTTAAAAGATCTACCCGCCGCAATCGGCGGAGATGGCCCAATCGATAACGATGCTGAAATCGTCGTATATTGGGATAAATGCATAATAGATAGAGACGGAATAGAGCAAGTAGCGCGGCTCGCTTTTGATAATCAAATGGATATCAGTGACACATTCGTGCAAAAAGTTTTAAACATAGCTGAAGAGATGCGCGGCATTTATGGAAATTATCCCGACGGTGATATACACGTTCAAGTAAGATTTAATTTAAACTACTGCAACATGTAAACAAATAAATCCCTTTTGCCCGCTTTGAGCGGGCTTTTTTTTGCCTATAAAAAATTAGACCATCAACCGCAATAAATCTCGACTAAGAAGCTCATAAAACTATTTCTTAACGATATAAATTAATAGCAGTACCTACCTACCACTTAAGCTTTGATTGATTGTGAGGATAATTTGTAAACAATAAGCGCACGTCTTAAAACGCCATAAAATAACCTCTAAGCGCTTTTATGAGTGAAGTGCAGCATTTGTAGGTAATTATTGAGTATCACTCTGACAATTAATTCTGTAAGGTTTCTACTTTTACACGCAAATAAAAAAACGCATCAGAATCGCGTCTAAGGGACGTTAACTCTGCCTGGTAACTTCGCTGCTTCAAACCACATAAAGTCTCTTAGAAGCTTATATATAAGCAAATAACGTAGGTACTTTGGGGTTTTTGCCAGGCG